AGGCCGGGAAAACAAAAGAGGGTGAGTTAGATCAGACTCAAAAGACAGCATTTTGGAACAGTCCAAAAGACACCCTTAGTAAGGGTGATGCCTTTGCTAAAGAGCTAGAGAGGATGGAAGCTGCCGGCAAAGACATGAACAATCTTAGTTGGAAAGAGCTGTCTGATATAAAGGGTAAGGCAAAAGCCAATCTCGGAGCCGGCAAAAAGAAGTCAGCAGATCTAACTGGATCAGCTATCATGCCTCTTCAGTCCAACCCCAACAAAGAGGCGGATGAAGATAGCCAGCTCAAGGCTACAGATGAGAAGAGAGCAGCTGCCCTCTATGTAGATATTACTGGCAAGTCACCACCCCCACAGTTTGAAAAGAGGGCCCATTCCCGATACTGTTTGGAGAAGCTAGGCCAGGGGCGCTTCCCCATCGACAGCTACGGAGAAGTACTGGATGCGAACAAGTGGTTTGAAGAGAATGGGAAGAGCCTACATCCACAGGACCGGAGAGAGTACTGCACCAAGCTAGCAGCCAGAGCTGGAGAACTTCATATCTCCGTGACCGACAACATCAGGAAGTATGCTGGCAAGAACTTTGCCCCAGATGATGATGTACGAGCTTCTGTCTGTACCCGCATGCAATTCTGGGCAGATGATGCGCCGGAGAGAGATACATTGAGTGGTATGTTGGATAAGTACGCCAGCGCTTCTCCAGATCAGTTCTGTCAGGAACTCACAGCATTTGATGTCAAGACTGGCTTAGATCAGTACTGGGATGACTTCATAGTAGATCCTGTGGCTTGTGTGTTTGGGCTGGAGAAAACGGCAGAGTGGCTATGGGAACAGGGAGCTGATAGACTGACGGAAGACCAGTTACACATAGGGGTGCACGACAGTCAGAAGATTAACGCACTCAAGGCAAAGTTCGGTCCCGATCTGGCGGGTGAGATAGTAGAGAAACCGAGCGAAGTGTTCGATTCTCTGCCACTGGATTCGAAACGAATTATCGCCAGGATTCTTAACGATACGCAGCCATAGAGGAGAACAACACATGTCGCAATCATTCGGTCTCGCTAGTGCAAAAATTCCACATCTGGTATCAAAGGGTAAGACAGGTCTGCCTGGGGAAATAGCAGACCTGCGCCAAGACGTAGAACTAGCTTTTCAAACTTCGGAAGGACGAATTGGCTTCCCGGAATTGGATGCCATGGTGGGTAACGACCCTCTCCCCGGTGGTGGTTTGCTGGTTCTGGTAGGTAGAAACTTGCTGCAAGGGCAGACGTTTGATAGCTGTGTCTTGCACTTTCCTGTAGTACCTGGACCTTCTGGGCCTTCCGGTGTGTCTGCTGATACGGTAAGACTGACTGCCATGACACCTGGAGTTAGTAATCTACAGGTGCGTGTATTGCCACCTCCAGTGTCGGGCACACCACCCCTACCTACAACTGGCGCTCTATCAGCTACGTATACAGATGCAAGAACACTCATTTTCACAGTGGGTGCCTCTAGTCTTGTGCTGACAGCTGTAAATCCGGCTAACGTAGGTCTTGAAGCGCAGATCAAAGCTTCAGTATCGGGTGGGCCCATCAAGATCACATTTGATACTGCTTCTAATCGTCTTGGTATTCGTTATGCTGACGGTGGAAGTACGATTACAGATCTTGCTGCTGCAATTGGTTCTGCTCCTGCATGTGCGGGAATCATTACCGCTGCTGTTATTGGTACTGGGAATGACGTAGTGTGGAAGGCTATAGAACCAACATCTTTTGTGGAAGCAAAGCTTCTGACTATCCAGTTGGGCGGTACAGGTGATGAGCCTGTCACGGGAGGTAGCACTGCTAATGAAGTAGCTACTCTTATCAATGCTGATGCATCTCCTTGCCGGGGTATCATTAGAGCCGCAGCTTCTAGCCCAGGAACTGGAGCACTTGAAGCTGCAGTAGCAGCCACCCCATTTACTGGCGGTGTAGGTGCTTATCAAAAGAACCGAGTGACCGTGGGTGGCGCTGCATGTGTACCAGCCAATACAACCGGTACAGCAGGTGCGGCAGCATGGACTGATACTGTTTTATCTGTGATCATACCGGCCATGGGTTCGGTGGGACGTAGCACTGGGGATGTTATTGCCATTAGTGTCATGTCTAATGGGGTGAGGACAGGGTCTCTGAGTGCAGAGTTGGGCGGTGGCACAGGTCCGTCCGGTCCAACAGGACCTTCTGGGCCTTCTGGATCAACAGGACCTTCTGGGCCTTCTGGATCAACAGGACCTTCTGGGCCATCTGGTCCTTCTGGTACAACAGGACCTTCTGGACCGTCTGGGCCATCTGGACCATCGGCATAGTAGCTTAGAACAAGTAAGTAAAGATGGCTGATCACGAATCAGATCTGCTGGCCGTACTTGAAAAGGTCGGCCAGCAGATGCCATCTCTTTCCGTTGATGCTAGTGAACCGGCTGTACTCGACGAAGATTTGGCATTTGTTACTACTGACAAAACTAAACTTGACCTGACTCTTAATGATATGACTGGTCTCCCACCTGTGATGGTGGGAGATATTCAGAACAAGAAATCTACTCCGGTTACAACTAAAAACTTGTTCGTGCACCACGACTCCCACCCCGTGGTGTTTGATGTGGCTCTTCTGCGGAAGTACGGGACAGACTGGTTCGAGTGGGAAGCAGAAACACTATGGCAAGAGATCAAAGAAGACTTTCACGTACCATCTATTTCAGATCATGCGAAGGCTAAAATTCAAGCAGTCAAGACGTTACACATTGGGCAAAAGTACTGGGCAAGCTGGGAGGTGTTTTGTTGGATTACACAGGCACTGAACAACAATATTCCTGACTGGCAAGTACTTCAGAAGCCGTCTATCGCACAGCTCTTCAATAGCATAGATGCAGCGGAGATGGTTAGGTCGGATGAAATATTTACTCTTGAAATTCAAAGCTTCGTGGCTGCCTGTGTGCTGGACGAGAATGTTTTGTATGCACCACACCCCATAGCGTTCTGCCAAAGTGAGATAGAACGATACTTGAAAGACAGGGGAATAGAGTCAGCAGATTTGATCACGGCAGTGCAACAAAAGTATAGGGAAATCATACGTACTCCAGAGGGCTTGACCTTGGAGGAGAACCCTGTCGACATACAAGTAGCTAAATTGAAGGTTGCGTGGGATTATCAAGCTCTAAGGAACAAGCAACTCAAAGAACAGTTGCTTTTACTCTCATGAGATACATCACCCAGACCCACATGCGGGCTTTAGTTGACCAGCTTCAGAAGGAGGCTGCTTTCCCACTAGCAGGCATTCGTAGGCTTATCCCAGCTGTGCGAGAGGGTCTTAGCAGCAGAATGGGCACTTATGGCGGGAAACTCGCAGTAGGAGCTGGCGCAGGGGCCTTGGTAGGGGCTGGTACAGCTGAACCTGGAGAGAGACTTAGGGGTGCTTCCAAAGGTGCGTTAGTTGGTGGAGGTCTGACTGGTGCTGGTTTGTTAGCCACCAGGGGTGGTAGAGAGGCGGCCGGAAAGGCAAGCAAGAAGTTTTGGGATAGGTCTAAGTACCAGTTCACGGGTCATGGAATAGAAGGTACTGCAGAAGAGCAGCTTACCAAAGCTAGAGAATTGGGAGTGCTGCCGGAAAAAGCGGCAAAACCAAGTGCTTCAGACCTAGCTAGAGATGCGGCTAGTCAGCATGCGTTTCAACAGGGCTGGCTAACCGTCCCAGGTGCTGTCCACGGAATGGTTACACACCCAGGAAAAATGCTGCACAACTCCTGGAATAGAATGGACACACTCACGAAAGGTCTAACCGGTGCTGCTGGTGTCGGTATAGGATTGGATGCTGCTAGACCAAGTGAACCAGGTGGTCCTGGTAGACTGGAACGTACCTTGGGTGATGCCGCAGGAACAGTCGGCTATACAGTGGGCCCAGCTGGTCTCCTGCCTAGCGCTTTGCTTGGGCATTGGGCCGGCAAAGCAGGGGCCGGAGTAGGAAGAACTCTAGGTAATTTGATGCCCAACTCAAGTGCTCAAGCTATGCCAGAAACTCTGATGCCGGGGAGTATGCAATGAGTGGCTTAGGTGGTGATGGGGATTCCTCTGCTCTCCGCTTCTCGAGTACTAGAGGACGTACTGGTAACTCCTCAGACTTTGGCCTGCAGTACCCTAGCCCCTTCTTTGATATCGGGCAGACTTACTTGCCGGCAACGGTTAAGCAGATGTTCCGATGGTGCCGCTACTACTTTTTCGTGAATCCGCTGATCAATGCAGTAGTTTCCAAGATGGCGGACTATCCAATCACAGACATCATTTTGGATACTGAGAAGCAAGACTTGAAGGATAGTTGGAATGAGTTCCTCAACGAGCAGCTCAGGTACCGTCCTTTTCAGATCGAAGTAGGTCTGGACTATTTCGCTTATGGTAATAGCCTTGTGAGTATCTTCTATCCGTTTGTGAAGATGCTTCGTTGTACACGTTGTGGGTTTGAGAAGCAGGCATCGGATGCCATATACCGATTCATGAATTTCGAGTTTCACTGGCAGTGTGAGCAGTGCGATCATTCGGGTATAGCTAAGGTCAGGGACCACTACATCAAGGCACCTAAAGGTATCAGGCTATTGCGGTGGAACCCAGAAGACGTTGACATACGTTTCAACGACATCAGCGGGGAGTATGAATACTACTATTCGATTCCAGTGCAGCTGAAGAATGATATCATCATAGGCAAAAAATCATCGGTAGAGAGTGTACCCCAACTGTTCATTGATGCTCTCCGATTGCGGAAAGCAGTCGTGTTCAGTAGGGATAACATCTATCACTTCAAACGGCCTACACTTGCAGGCAAAGACAGAGGTTGGGGTACTCCTTTAATCTTGCCTGTGTTGAAGGATTGTTATTATTTGCAGATCCTTCGAAAAGCTCAAGAGGCTATATGTCTTGAGCATATTGTACCTCTGAGAGTGCTGTTCCCACAAGCCGGATCAGCCACATCCGATCCGTTTACAACAATCAATCTCCAGGACTGGCATGATCAGATCGCAGGAGAGATCAGACGCTGGAGATCGGACAATGCGTATATTCCTATTCTCCCCCTACCGATCGGACAGGAGACAATAGGTGGTGACGGCCGGGCCCTGCTACTGACTCAAGAAATTAGGGTGTGGTCTGAACATATTGTTGCTGGTATGGGTTTTCCAAATGAGATCATATTTGGTGGCCTATCATACTCCGGATCAAATGTTTCTTTGCGTATGGTCGAGAACA